ACAGACGGTGTTCCGGCTGATGTAACTAATATTGATTTAATAACATATGTTTCACTAACCAAAGGATTACCAGACCCCAAAGGTGTAAGTGCTCCACCACTTGTATTGTTGTCTAGACCTACAAATTTATATTGGTTTACTACTGCCATTAATCTAAAAAGAAACTTCTAGCTTCTATCTCTTGTTTTAATTCTTGTTGAAACGATGTATTAAGTTTTTCAATAACAGCATCTAAATCTCTGACTAACGATTGTGCTACATCTACTTCGTATTCATCACTTGCTCTTGTTAATGTTTGAACTATCTTTGCCATAAACTTGCAATGCCTCCTTCAGAATACCTACCTCTACGACTTTCTCTATTTGAATCAGCTTGAGTATATCCTACACTAGAACTTGTTGTTGGACTAATATCTTGACCACCATCACGTTCTGTCGGAGAATAATCAGGACCTGAGTAAATGGTACCATCAATCTCTACTGCACCTGCATCACTATCTAGTAATGCATCTTCATAGTTTGCATAATCTTTACCAGAATTCATTCTATTTGTAATGTTATCTAATCTTTTATTTGCTACTCTTCTATCTCTAGCGGCGTCGTATGCAGATTGTGTATCATAACCGGTAAGTTGTTTTCTATATTTATTTGCTAAAGTTGCTGCACCCGTAAATCCAAGCATAGGTAATGTACCTGAAGGCATGTTGTTCATCAAAGTATTTGCTCCTAATCTTACTCCCGCTCTTTTAAACATATTTGTTAAATTACCAGCAGAAAAAGCTTGGTTAATTCCACCACCAGTAAATACATCAATTTCTGATTGTTCTGGAGAGGCTATACCTAATTTTTCGTATGCCATTTCTATAGCTTTACTCATGCCGTATTGTTTTGCTAATGGTATTGCTATAGCCATTACTAATTGTTCCATTATCGTCTTCCTCCAGCATGTATATCTAACCTAAAAGTACCTAGTTTCCAACTACTATCTACTGCAGTATTGGATATTGTAAGAGCTATCGCTCTTCCTCTTGCACGTGTGTCTACTTTATCGGTAGAAGATGATACTGTAAAAGGACCTAGTGATGAGCTTGCTGCTGTATCATTAGGGTAATTTCTTAAATCTAATTGTATAATAGAGTTTCCTTGTTGAGAAATAAAGTCAGGTATAATTCTACTAACTCTCATAATATTTTCACCATCACCCCTAAGATCACCTAAACTAGTTGCTGCTCCTCTAACAACTTTTTGTGTGATGTCATAATCACCAGATGTTATGCTAGCTGGAATAGCTGTTGTAGCTCCTCCTCTTATTTGATTAACTCCTGTTTCATGTTCATAGTAATAGGTAACACCGTCTGTGTTTCCAACTACGTCAAACGAAGCATCATCACCTGCATCGTATTGAGTTGCATGAGGTAAACCAAACACAGCAGAATCTTGCCAAGTTGTTCTAGAAAATAAACTACTAGCATTTGTAAACCATATAGGTCTTTTAGCTGTTGAGTCTAAATAACTATATGTAACTGCTCTTGTATTAACATTTGAATCCGCTGTTGGATAAAACCATGTAATCTCACCAAACAAATTATTGATACCACAATAAATTAATTGACTAGATAAAGTATTTATATTTTCATAAACATAGTCTTCAACTAAACAATCCATAGATTCTAATTTACCAGTGTATCTAAAGAAACCATTGTCAGACATCCAATACGCAGCACCATCAACTTCAACAGCTGCGTTCTGTCCTATTAATCCACAGTTACTACCAACTTGTTCAAACGCAAAAATAAAATCTCCACCAACAAAACGCATAGTAAATAATGAATTATCACTCCAAATATATATTGCATTTCTACCGAGTTTAGCACCCACGATCCGTGATCCGGCGGCCAGTCTTTGTGAACCAGCACTATTTTCAGATGTTACAGTATAGTCTGTAATATCTTCTTGAGAAGAAAATCTTATAAACATATCATCTTGAGTTGACTTATCACCAATAGTTGTTTCTGTTCCAAAAAAAACTAAGTGACGATCTGGTGTAGAAACTAACATGTTACGTGACGCTGTTGGTGCATTACTAATAATAGTTGCACGAGTTGCAGTTGCGTTAGTTAAATCACCGTTCCATTGAAAACATTCGTTATTGTGTATTAAAGCAATTAGTGTACTTCCTAAATTATCCAGGGACCACAGACCAGGATCTAAAACTGAATCGGTATTGACCGCAGCAGAACCCCATCCTGTAAAACTAGATGTGTTGGTTACAACATCTCCACTTGAATGAGATGCGTTTGTAGTTCCTCTAACATTTCTAGTAATACCAGTTAAATCATTTCCTGATACACCCGTGTAAGAAATTTCTTCTGTCCCAACTTGTATAAAGTTTGTTCCGGTAGTTGGAAAACCTACTGTACTTGTTAATGTAATATTTGTTCCTGATCCACCAGTACCAAATGCGTTAGCACTTAATGATCCATTTAAAGTAGTTGTTATTGCTCCAGTAACATTTCCACCCCATAAAGATATACCCCAACCATAAGCACCTGCCTGTTCTGCAGGTCCTACATGATAATATCTAAAATAAGTTATACCTCCAGAAGTACTAGCTCCACTTCCTGTTTCATTACTAGGCATTGTAATAGTTATAGTAGTAGAATTAACTACCGATGTTACCATAAATTTTTTAGAGTTAGTTATAGAACTAAAAGTAGCTGTTGCACCAAATAAAATTATGTCTCCTGCTATAAAACCATGTGCTCCAGAAAAACTTATAGTGACAGTAGGTGATCCATTAACCGTGCTAAATGCATTTGTAATAGCTGTACCTGATGGATTAACTAAGGGATGTATGTCATAATACACACCACCAGAATAAACATATAGAATTTTGTTTGTACCAATAGCAGCGTATTTAATAGACTCTTTATTAACAAAATGATGCAAACCTCTTGCAACACCTGTTAGTTTATCACTTCCTAGTTGAGACCAGCCACCTATTTTTTCAGGTGTGCCGTATCTAAAACGTACATTTTCTCCATCTGTCCACTGTGACTCAGCTCCAGTAGATGTAACTTGTTTATTGAATCCTGGTAAAAACCCTAATTTCTGTAACATAAAAACCTTTGAAATATTTAAATTATAGTATATATCAAATATATAGAGAATGAAAGTGCTAACATAATGAACCATTTAGAAGCAATTACAGTTGTAGATAACTTTTTTGACGAAAAAGAATTAAATATCTTAGTTAGTAATTTAAACAAAATAAATTTTGGACATGCTCAAAATACAAGAGGTGATAAGTATGGTTTTGGTCATTCTTTCAAAGAAAACAAAGAAAGTAAATGGTTGTTTGATAAAATTAAAAGAAACCTTTTTAAAGATTTAAATTTAAAAGCAATTTCTAATGAGTGTTCTTTTAGACTAAGACATAATTCTGAAAAAATGTTGCCTCATCAAGATGGTTTTTCAGACTATGCATTTTTGGCTTATTTAAAAGGAAAAGAATTAATGTACAATGGAACTGGATTCTATAATGACAATGAAAATTTAGATAGATATGTTGGATTTAAAGAAAATAGAATCATATTTTATAACTCATTTATTTTTCATTCTGATCTTCAATCTTTAGGAGAAAGTTCACCAAGATACACATTAAATATATTTTATAAAAAAGCCAGTGAGAAACAAAATTGAAATAATTGAAAATTTTTTATCAAATAATCTATGCGAAGATTTAATAGATTTTATTGAAAACAATAAATCTTTAACTTTTAATCATACTGGAAATTTAATAGAAATTGAAATAACAAAAATGAATAGATTTAATGATTTATTTAATACAATAAATAATTATGTTTATAATTTAAATTGTGAAATTGATTGGATTCACATTGTTAAATGGCGTGATGATTGTAATCAAGACTTACATCTTGATACATCTGAAAATAAAACTGTGTATTCATCTATTATGTATTTAAATGATGGATATTTAGGAGGACAAACTTTTTTTGAAGATGGTTTAGTTGTTAAACCAATAAAAGGAAAAGCTTTATTTTTTAATGGAATACATTATAAACATGGAGTATTACCTGTAAAAAAAGGACCAAGATACACTTTAGCAACATGGTATAAAGATATAAAGTAATGCTAATAAAACAAACTGAATTAGTTTCTATAAAAGAAAATAAATTAACTTTTGTAAAAAACTTTGTTTCTCTAGAAAGAAAGTATGATTTTAATTTATTAAGTAAATTAATGGAAGAAAACATAATAGAAATATTTCCCAAATCTGTCATTGGACATTTAAAAGATGTTTTTCATATGGGGAAAGTAATTGATTGCTTACCTGAATTTAAAACTTTTTTTGATTTTTTAAGTAAACTTTTAAGATATGAAAGAGATGAACGAGATAACGTAGATATTTTTTTTAGTTTTGTTTCTCAAGCAGGTAATCCTCACGTAGATGTAGAAGATGTTTTTATTTTAGGACTTAAAGGTAAAACTATTTACAGAATTTTTAATAATGAAACTAGAGATTATCTAGTTGAAGAAGGTGATTTAATTTTTATACCAAGAGGTGTAAATCATAAAGTAATTGGAACCACTCCAAGAATTATTGCATCGATTGGTTTTTATGGTAAAAGATTTAATGATAATTAAACAGAAAGAAATAATAGATCCCGATCAAAATAACTTTCAAGTAATGATGTCTTGGGAAAAACCTTACATGGAAAAATGTGCAGAAGTATTAAAGCCACATGGAGATGTGTTAGAAATAGGTTTTGGAATGGGTTATTCTGCTACAGCTATAAATAAATATAGATTAAACTCATATACTGTAATTGAAAAAGATGCAGGTATTATAAAAAATTTTAACAAATGGAAATTAAAACAAAAAAATAAAAAACTAAAAGTGATAAAAGGTATGTGGCAATACGTATTACCTTTTTTAAAAAAGAAATATGATTGTATTTTTTTTGATGACTCTCCAACAAACATAAGAGGAAGTAGATTAAATAATTTTATACAAATAATATTATTAAATAACGTAAAATATAATACTAGATTAGTTTGCTATTCTACATGTATAACAAAGTATACTGGTCATATAGCTACACATTTTAAATATAGGTATTTAAAACACATGATAAAAATACCTTATTATTGCAGATACGCTAAAGGTAATTATATGTATATAAAGGAAATAGTTTTTCAAAAAAAGTAAATATAATATGATAAAGTTTGATCCATTTGATTATGAAAATTCATTTTATGAATATGATTTAAATATTACTGATGATGAAGTAAATCAAATATTTGTTTTAGTAAAAAATTCTAAGGCTCTTGATTGTAAAACCACTTTTCAAGAATTAAATGTTTTAAATTTTCCAACATTAAAAAATTTAAAAAAACAAATTACAGATATTTTAGATAAATATAACTTGTTCTTATCTAACAATTGGGCTCAGTTTTATAACAAAGGAGATAGTCATGGTGTTCACATTCATGAAAGATCTGTATTATCTGGAATAGTTTACCTAAGAGGAAATAATTGTACTCCTACTAGTTTTTTTAGTAAACAATTTATAGAATATGTGCATGAGTTTAAACCCAATAAGTTATTGTTATTTCCCTCAATGACTCCTCACGAAGTTAAAACATTAAAAAAAGATGAAGAAAGATTAGTGATATCATTTAACGCAACAAAACACGGTAATGAATAATAAAATGCAAGATCATTTAGAAGCAGTTGTTGAATTAAAAAACATAATGGATCCTGTTTTATTGAAAAAAGTAATACCTTTTATAAATCATAGAGCAAAAAAAAATTTAAGTGTTATTGGAGGATTACATAAAGATATAAGAAATGTAAAAGGTTATCACTTGGATACGGAAACCCCTACCAATAATTTTTATTGGAACTACATAAAAAATGAAATAGAGAGACTATATAAATTATATAAAATTAAATTTCCACAAATGGCAAGTTCTAAAATTAATCAAATAGATTTATTAAAATATAGTGTTGGTGGAAAATATAATGTGCATACTGATCACGGTACAGATACCCCTAGACATTTAAGCATTATAATGAATTTAAATGATGAATATGAAGGAGGAGATTTAATTTTTACAGATCAAAAAGAAAAAGAAATTAAAAGAATAAAATTAACTAAAGGATCTATTGTATTTTTTCCAAGTAATTTTATGTATCCACATAGCATTCAACCCATAACGAAAGGAATAAGGTATAGTATAGTTGCATGGCTACAATAAAAAATAAAATAATTAAAAATTTTTTTAATAAAAAAGAATTAAATCTTATTGAAAAATATTGTGCAAATAAATTTAATCAAAAATCAAATAGTTTATTAGATCTTATTTCATTTTCTCCTCAGTGGTATGATGATGCTTTAATGACTTCTTTCTTAGATATTAAATTACCTATGGTAGAAAAAGAATCTAAATTAAAATTATTTCCAACATATGCATATTGGAGGTATTACATATATGGTGGTATGTTACCTAAGCACATAGATAGACCTTCATGTGAAGTATCTGTTAGTGTGTGTATTAAAAAATATTCAAACTATGATTGGCCTATTATTGTTGAAGGTAAAAAATTTGAATTAAATGAAGGAGATGCTGTTTTATATAACGGTCTTTTACAAAAACACTGGCGACCGGGTGTATATAAAGGTGAAGGCATGATACAAGTTTTTTTTCATTACATAAATAAAAGTGGAAATTTTACAAATCATAAATATGATAACTATTATAAAACAACAGGAAAACAAGCAGAAGAAAAGGATATAAAATGGATGAAAAAACAGTAAACATAAATAATTTTATAGGTGTGTATGATAATTATATCACCAAACAAGAATGTAACAGAGCTATTCAATTTTTTGAAAATCAAAATAAATTTAATAGAACAGTGAATAGGGTGGCTTTTGAACAAGCGTCTATATTAGATAAACAAGACCAACAATATTTTGCAGGAACTGAAAATTTAGATGTTTGGTGGGACTCATTTAAACCTATGATGGTAAATTTTGATTTAGCATGGAATCATTATATAAAAAGCACAGGAGCAGACCAAGCTTATGATGGAGGACCTTTTCATTTTACATGTATGAAACTACAAAAAACTTTACCTACTGAAGGTTATCATGTTTGGCATATAGAACATAACAAAGGATTTAATAATGAACCTAGATGTTTTGTATTTTCTATTTATTTAAATGATGTAGAAGAAGGGGGTGAAACAGAATTCCTACATTTTTCAAAAAGAGTAAAACCTAAAACAGGTAGAATAGTTATTTGGCCTGCTGCATTTCCTTATTTACATAGAGGTAATCCACCTCTTTCCGGTGAAAAATATATTTTAACTTCTTGGATGATGATAAGATAATTGTAATGGAAGGTTTTTACATTACAGTAAAAGATAATTTTTTAGAGAAAGAAAATCTATTAGAACTACAAAAAAATTTACCAAAAGTAAAATACGCTGGAGATTTTAATAATATAAATGGTGTAAACCATATATGGTTTTCAGCACCTGCTAGTAAAGAAATTACTAACATAATTAAATATAAGTGTGAAAAATTATTAAATAAAAAATTTAAAATAAGATTTTGTTCTTATACTTTATTGTGTACGACCGAGCCTTTACCACACTGTGATTTAAATGATGAAACAGATTATCAGGCAATAGTTTATATAAAAGGTGATACTGATTTACATAAAGGAACAGGTTTTTATGTAGAAGGAGAATTAAATACTCATATAGGTTTTAATGAAAATAGAGTTGTAATCTGGCATTCTAATACTTGGCATACTCCAATGAATTGGGCAGCTGATAATAAATCAAAAAGATACTCTGTTATCTGTCAATTAAAAGAATTAAAATAATTAAGTTTTTATAAGATACATTATAGTTACGTAGGGCTGTAAAACTGAAGTCGCATCTCCACTAAAGTTTGCACTCATATTGTGAGAGTGACCACTACCTGAACCCGCACTAGATGAACCAGATGGACTCGCTGTATTTGAAGCATATGGGTGACTATCTCCTCTGTTATCTCTTCTACCCTCATTAACAGTGCTATATCCATGTGGACTATGACTATGTGAAGCAAGTTGAGGAGTTGATAAAGTTGCGTTAGCTGTTGAGCCTGAAATGTTTCCAGTTGCTGCTACGGTATTTGCACCACCACTTGATGCTAAAGCTTTATTATTAGATTTTCCAATTGCCACGTTATCAGATAAGTTAGGAACAAGGAAAGTAGATGATCCATCACCCGCACCATATGTTGTACCTACAATAGCAAATAATGCTGAATAAGTTGATCTTGAAACTGCTTGTCCATTACATTCTAAATATCCTGTTGGCACTGAAGAATCAGACCAAGGAATTATAGTTGCAGTAGGAATACCTTCAATGTCTGTAAGGTTTGCTCCATCAAAATCATATTTAGTTGCTTCGTAATTTGCCATTTTTTCCTAAGTTTTAATAATATATATTACAGTTAAATATGGTTGTACAACTGAAGTTGCATCACCGCTAAAAGTTGCACTCATGTTATGAGAATGTGCGTCACCTGAACCAGAATTTGGTAAACCAGTTGGTCGGTTACCCCATGTTGTATATTCATTGTTGTTAGGTGCGTAAGCAGGATTTGGTCCCGGGTTGTTATTTCCATGTGGAGGTCTAACAAAAGTTACAGCATTAGGGTGACTATGAGAAGCAAGTTGAGCAGTTGATAAAGTTGCATTAGCTGTGCTACCTGCAACATTTCCAGTATTCGCTATGGTATTTGCTCCACCAGTTGAACCTACGTTTTTATTATTAGATTTTCCAACTGGTACATTGTCTTGTAAATCAGGTGTATTAAAAGTGCTTGAGCCATCGCCTGCACCATAAGTTGTGCCAATAATTGCAAACAATGCAGAGTAAGTTGATCTTGATACAGCTGCACCATTACATTCTAAAAATCCTGTTGGCACTGATGCAGTAGACCAAGGCACAATAGTTGCTGTAGGAATACCTTCAATACCTGTAAGGTTTGCTGCGTCGAAATCATATTTAGTTGCTTCGTAATTTGCCATAATTTTTTAAGTTTTAATAATATATATTACAGTTAAATAAGGTTGTACAACTGAAGTTGCATCACCGCTAAAAGTTGCACTCATGTTATGAGAATGACCACCACCTGAACCTGCGTTACCTGTACTGCTACCGTTTTTTGCAGCCGGTGAAAATCTAGGGTTTGCAAATTTATACATTCTAGTGCTACCTGCAAACACCCCTGTGTTGTGACCATGAGAAGCCAATTGAGGAGTTGATAAAGTTGCATTAGCTGTTGATCCACCAATATTTCCTGTTGGTGTAGTTGTTTCTGCTCCACCTGTTGATCCTAAAGCTTTATTGTTAGATTTACCTACTGCTACATTATTACTTAAATCAGGAACAAGGAAAGTGCTTGAACCATCTCCCGCTCCATAGGTTGTACCGACAATTGCAAATAAAGCTGAGTAAGTTGATCTTGAAACTGCTTGGCCATTACACTCTAAGTACCCTGTTGGTACAGATGCAGTAGACCATGGAATAATAGTTGCGGTAGGAATGCCTTCAATGC